TTTTATCCCAATGCTACAGGTGAAGGTATTTTCAAGAGAATTATTGTAGAAAATAACACTCAAGATTTTGCTAATACTGACTATTATGCTTACTTACTTGGTATTCTTACTTATAGAAATCCAGAGTCAACAAACATCAATTTGTTCGCAACCTCGAGTATAGACTACGTAAACAATTCTAATTTGTGCGAAGAGGCAATTGACATGATTCAATTCCAGAGAGCAGATAGTGTTTATATAGTGACTACACCTGATTACGACATGTACACACCTGATTCAACTGATTCACTTCAAATTATTTACCCACAAGAAGCGGTCGACAACCTTGATAATACTGGTATCGACTCAAACTATACAGCAACATATTACCCTTGGATTTTAACAAGAGATACCGTAAATAATACTCAAATCTATCTACCGGCAACTGGTGAAGTTTGTAGAAATTTAGCACTTACTGATAATATCTCTTTCCCATGGTTCGCAACAGCGGGTTATACGAGAGGTTTAGTAAATTCAATTAAAGCTCGTATCAAGTTGACTCAAGAAGATAGAGATACTTTATATCAAGGAAGATTAAATCCTATAGCAACATTTGCAGATGTTGGAACTGTAATATTTGGAAATAAAACACTTCAAATTGCAGATACAGCTTTGAATAGATTGAACGTAAGAAGACTGTTATTACAAGCTCGTAAGTTAATCTCAGCTGTAGCTGTAAGATTACTATTCGAACAGAACGACCAAATAGTAAGACAACAATTCTTAGATAGTGTTAACCCAATCCTTGATGGTATCAGAAGAGATAGAGGTCTTTACGATTTCCGTGTGACCGTTTCTTCTTCTCCAGAAGATTTGGACAGAAACACTCTCACAGGTAAAATTTACCTTAAACCAACTAAAGCTCTTGAATTCATAGATATTGAATTCTTTATTACACCGACAGGAGCTTCGTTCGAAAATATATAATTAAACGGGGGGAGAAATCCCCCTTTTTTAGCCTCATATGGAAATTGTTTTAACAGAAGCATTCAAAGACGAAAAGACACCTGAACTGAAATACTATGCTTTTGATTGGGATGATAATATCGTTCATATGCCTACTAAAATTATGGTAAAGGATGATAAAGGAAATGCAGTGGGTATGTCAACCGAGGATTTTGCTGAGCACCGTCATCACATCGGAAAGAAAGATTTTGACTACAAAGGAAAAACAATCGTTGGTTTTACAGATAACCCATTTAAATATTTCAGAAGTGAGGGAGATAAAGATTTTTTAATTGATGCAATGAAAGCAGAAACTGGACCAGCGTTCAATGATTTTAGAGAAGCGATTAACAACGGTTCAATATTTTCAATCATTACTGCTAGAGGACACAACCCAAATGTAATTAGAGAAACAATCTACAATTATATCGTTTCAGGTTTCAATGGCATTGACAAAGACAAACTGATTAAAAACCTAAAAAAGTACAGGTCATTTGTAGGTGAAGATGAAATGTCTGATGAAGAATTAATCAAAACTTATTTGGCTCTAAATAAGTATCATCCTGTGTCGTTCGGAGACGAATCAGGAGCAACTAATCCTGAAGAAGCAAAGGTGAAAGCAATGAAAGATTTTGTCGAATATATAAAAGGGATGGCTGCAATCCTAAATAAACGAGCTTGGTTAAAAAATGATGTAGGAAATAAGTTTATTCCATCTGAGCCAGAGATAGGATTTTCAGATGATGACCCAAAAAATGTAGAAGTAATTAAGAAAGCTTTTGATAAAGATGATATGGTTAAAACTTATTCTACTGCTGGGGGAATTAAGAAACGAGTAAATTAATAATTAAAAAATGGGGTCAAAAGTCAATAGAAATATTTTCCAACACCCTATATTTATAGGATATAAACAATAGAAACAAAAACTTAATGATATGGCTGATTTATTAATGAAAATGCCGATACCGTATGAACCGAAACGACAAAACCGATTTATTTTGAGGTTTCCTTCTTCTTTAGGTATTAATGAATGGTTTGTTGAGTCAACATCTAGACCATCAATTAAAATTGCATCAAAAGAAATAGAATTCCTAAACACATCTACATACGTTGCGGGAAGATTCAATTGGGATGAAATACAAGTTAAATTCAGAGACCCGATTGGACCATCCGCAGCACAAGCTTTGATGGAGTGGGTTCGTTTACATGCTGAGTCGGTCACAGGTCGTATGGGATATGCCGCGGGCTACAAAAAAGATATCGACCTCGAAATGTTAGACCCAACAGGTGTGGTTGTGGAAAAATGGATTTTATTCGGAACATTCTTGACATCTGTCAACTTTGGTTCTTTAGCATACAACACAGACAATTTAGCTGACATTACAGCAGGTCTAAGAATGGATAGATGTGTGTTAGTATATTAATACTATTTATAAAAAATCAATAATTTATATATTTAACCGTAAAGACATAAACTTTACGGTTATTTTTTATATATGGAAGACAAATCAAGAGAATACGGACAACAAATGATGTCACTACCACATGACGTGGTGCCTCTACCTTCACAAGGTATATTTTATAAAAACAAGAAAAAATCAATTAAGGTAGGTTATCTTACAGCTTCCGATGAAAATATTCTTCTAGGTGGTTCAGACGATATTACAACCCTTTTATTAAGGAACAAAATTTATGAACCAGACCTTAAAATAGAAGATTTATTAGAAGGGGATATAGAAGCCATTCTCATATTTTTAAGAAATACCTCTTTTGGCCCCGAAATAAACTTGAGTCTTGTTGACCCACAAACGAAGAAGGGGTTTGATTCTGTTGTTAGATTGGATGAATTAGATATTATAAAATCAAAACAAGAACCATCGGAAGACGGGACATATTTGACCACTTTACCTAAAACAGGCTCACAAGTAAAGTTGAAAATATTAACATACGGGGAGACCGCAGATATACAAAAAATAGTTGCTTCTTATCCCTCTGGAAGACCCGCTCCAAAGGTCACACTTACACTACAAAGACAAATACAAGAAGTAAACGGAAATTCCAATAAGGAGGAGATTGCGAAGTTTGTTGAATCATTACCAATAGCGGATTCGAAATACATAAGAAATTTTTTATATGATAATGAGCCGAGATTGGATTTAAGGAAAGTTGTAATAGCCCCATCAGGAGAAAAACTGACTGTCAACGTTAGTTTTGGGGTTGAATTTTTTCGCCCTTTCTTCTGAGTATAGGAAAAATCAATTAGACGAATTTTATTATTTGAGTACCCTTTTGAATATTTCATATTCAGACTTTATCATTATGCCTATATTCATAAGGAAGTATCTTTTGGATAAGTGGATAGAATCTAACTCTGAAAAAAAGTAAACTGAACCTATTTATAGAAAACCTAATTAATGTTTTTTCAGGACGCAAGTGTCGACCCCACTTCATCTACTAGTACAGCCGCAATAAAAGATTTTAATATTTTAACGGAGGCTATTAAAAAATCAATCGCCAATCTTACAGATTTACGACAAGGAATTGGGGCAGCTTCACAACTTTTTCAAAGGCTAATAATTCAATCCGACGAACTAAATAAAACTTTTGTTGGAGGAAGAATCAGATTTCAAGAGATTTCCAAAGCAATAAATGATGCCGCACCTGACGTTACAAGATTGGGTGGAACTTTTGATGATGTCAGAAAAACAATTTCAGAAATTGCAGGAGGTACAAGAACTCAATTAATTGCTACAACTAAGGATGTTAGAGAACTTTTTGCTGCTGGTAAGATATTAGACCAAAGTGTTTTATCTTTGGTGGACTCATTTGATAAGGTAGGAATTTCTTACAGTGATGTCGCTAAAAATTTACAAGAATCTATCGTTTATGTTCAAAGTGTGGGACAAAACGCTAGGTCCGTAATGAAAGATGTAGTCACTAACACGGAACAACTATCGAGATTCAATTTTCAAAATGGGGTTCAGGGACTGACCAAAATGGCGGCACAAGCTTCTATGCTGAGGTTTGATATGAAAAAAACATTTGAATTTGCAGAAAGTGTTCTCGACCCAGAAAAAGCAATTCAAATGGCTTCATCATTTCCCC